TTCTTGGCGCGCGAGCCGTCGAGATTATACCAGGGGCCGAGCACCTTGCCGTCCGGCGTCAGCCGGTTGTAGCCCTGCGCCGGATCGTGCGCCTCGTCATACGTCCTGATCCACATCGCCTTCTCGGCGGGCAATTGCAGCTCGCCCAGGGTCTTGCCCTGGACGCGCGCCAGCAGCGGGGCGTAGTCGGGCTTCGCCCAGATCTTGCGCGCCTTGGCGCTCATCTCCTCGGACCACGCGGTGTCCTGGTGATGGAAATAGATGTCGAGCAGCGCGTCGCCCTGCTTGACGTTCTGTGCCCACAGCTTCTGCGGTGACAGCGCTGCGTAGACGCCGGCGGCGCTGGCCAGCGGGATGTCGTATTCCTTCGCCTTGGCGGCGGCGAAGTCATGCGCGCCCTCATACCATTTCGGTCCCTGCTCGCGCAGGCCCGACGGCGCGTGCTCCCACAGGAAGCGCAGGTTCGACTTGGCGAGGTCGATCGCCGCGCGCGCCATCTCCTTCGGCGACTTGCCGGCCAGATCGGCCTCGCGGAGCTGCGGATAGGCGTTGGGGTTCTGCAGCAGCTTCATGTTGGCCTTGAAGACCCGCTCGTCCTCTTCCATGCCCTTGAGGTCGGCGCGGCGGTATTTGTCGCCCTCGACGGCCTCGACCACGGTCGGGCGGCGCGTGGAGATGGTCGCGGGATGGCTGCCCTCGGCGACCCCGGGCAGCGGCGTGGTGGTCTCTTCCTTGGGATACTCGGTTATTTCGAAGGCTTGGCCATAGGTAGGCCGTATGCTTTTCCAGACGTCGGCAACGTCCGGAACCCCAGAGCCTTTAATGATTCTGCCGTAGGCGAGCTGGGCTTCGTGTCGCTGTTCTTGTCCGGTGGTTCCGGGGTTGTCGCCGACGAGGAACTTGGCGCGTCCGGGTTGGTCGGTGGGGGTTGTGCCATAGCGCTGCGCTGCCTTCGCGACTGCCTGAGATGTTGCCTCGCCGCTGTCGCCCATGTCGACGGCGTAGATCGTGGCACCCTCTTGTGTGGGAACGATGGTGTGGAATGCAACACCGTCTTCCAGCAGATCCTGATGGATCTTCTCCACCGAGCCGGTGGCGTGGAAGCTGTAGAGGTGCTGGTTGCCCTCGCCCTCTTGGAACACCAAGGCGTCCTTCTGGTTCGCCAGATGCGCCTTCATCGCGGTGGCGACCTCGATCTGCTCCCAGCTCGCGCCATCCATCTCGGTCATCACGCTGTTCTCGGCGCCGTCCGACCACGCGCCGATCGCCGGGTGGCTGGTGCTGGTCAGCCCGAGCTTCTGGTCGATCTCGCGCGACGCGGTCTCCAGCAGGCGCTGGCGCTCTGAATGCAATCCCGCCGAGGCCTGGGAGAGGTCAAGGTGCTCGGCGACCGACGGCGAGTAGAACTCCACCGCATGGTGCGCCGGCGGCGGTGTAGCTGCGACTGTAGATACCGAACGGATCGGCGTAGGCGTAAATGTGGGCGTAGATGTGGGTGTAAATGTGGGCGTAGATACAGCACGGGCCGCCTCGGTGGCGGTGTGCCGCTCTGGCGCGGCAGCGGGCGCAGCATGCGCGGGCGCCTCGGCTTTCGGCTTGGCGCCACCCCCACCCGGGCCGAACTCGCCGGCGTTCTCCGGCTGACCGCGCGGGTGTTTCGACGGGTCCCACTCGGCGTCCTGCGCGTGCTGGGCGCCAAGCCTCTCCCACACCACCTGGGCCGATGGCGCAGCACTGCCGCCCGCCTCAAATTCGCCGCCACGGTCGCTGAGCGAGTAGTTGCCGGCGTCGAACACCGCGACCTTGCCGCGCCAGACCTCTAGGATCTCGTCCTTGCCGACCGCGCGATTGACGCCGATCTCGCTCTCGCCGGTGCCCTTTACCCGGGTCTCGTGCTCTGGGTCGACGCGCTTGGCGACCATGACGTAGCAGGGCTTTTCGAAGGTCGGCTTGTGCTCCGGTGGCGCAAAGCTGTTGGCGTAGCTCTCCGCCTGATCAGGCTGGGACGACCAGTAGGTCAGGCCTTCCTGGCCGGCCATGTTATAGTCCGACACCGATTTGATCTGGCCGGTCTTCTGGAAGCTGGCGAACTCGTCGGCATCCATGCCGCGATACATATGCTCGGGGTTGGCCTCGATCGGCAGCTCGCTCGGCAGATCGCCCTTCACCGTGGCGATCTTGCGCGCGATCAGCGGCTCGTCCGGGTTCAGCGTCTCGACCTCGGCCAGCGCCGGATCGTATTGCGCGGTGTGCCGGCCCTCGTTGATGGTGACGATGCCCTTGGTCGGCTTGGCGGTGACGATCACCTCGTAGCGGTCACCGGATTCGAAGCCGCTCTTCTTCGCCTTGGTCGCGGTCATCTGGTAGCCGCCGCGATCGCTCAGGTTCTTCAGCTCGCGCGGCAGCTTGCCGTCGGGCAGGCCGGTCACACCATGGCCAGCGGTGGTCTTGGCGGCGCCACCGCCGCCTGGGCCGAACTCACCGGCATTCTCGGGTTGGCCACGTGGGTGCTCGGACGGGTCGAACGCGTCCATGGTGAAATCGATCGCGCCGTCCTGGCCCATCTTGATATGCGCCCGGTCGTTGCGACCCATATGCACGTGGATTTGCGCGTTCGGGTCGCTCGGGATGACCCTGATATGGCCGCGCCCCGGCACGTCGCCGCTGAGATCCTCGTCCTCGTCGCGCCCGCCCTTGTTGGGGTTGGGCGGCTTTGGCGATCCCGCCGGGCCGAGCTTGCCGGCACCGCTGGAAACCGGCCCAGCGCTGCCACCAGCCGGCGCGCTGGTGCCCATGCCGTGCGGGGCCGGGCTACCACCACCACCGGGCGCGCCATGCCCGCCACCGCCGCCTGGAGGCGGCACGCCGACCCCCTCGCCGCCCAGCGGGTCAGGCTCCTGATTCGGTGGCGGCGGCGCCGGGGTGTCGAGGTCGAGGCCCTGATACGGGCTGTCAGCCTCGGCGGACAGCCGCTGGCGGATCTCGTCGGGGCTGAGCACGCCGGCGTTGATATAGACCGCGTCGATGTCGGCCTGGGTTTTCTCGGCGGTGCTCTCCTCTTCCTCCGACAGCTCGCGCAGCGGCTCCCAGGCGTGGGTGATCGACGGATCGATCTCGCCGAACAGGTGAAGCTGCATCACCTTGAGGATGGTGGTCAGGTTGGCGTCGTAGAACGACCCCTGGGCCGCGTGGATGAACTGTGCCCAGACCTGCAGCTCGCCCTCGCTGGTGGCGTTCAGCCCGCTGGGAGAAATCCCCAGCAGAACCACCAGGGGGATACCCACTGCGGACGCCATGTGCTCCTGGCTCTGCGCTTGGAGATGGTCGAGGCCGCCGAGAGGGGCAGATACATTTTTGAAGTCCTCCGTGGTTTTGTCGAGGATCATCAGGTTGTTGTTGTCGCGCAGATAGTTGAACAGCGCGGCGCGCATCTTCAGCGAAGCTGCGCCGCCGGCGTTCATCACCGACCCCATGTTGGTCATCATCACCGGGGTGGAGAACGAATGGATCAGGTCGCTGACCGATTGTCTCGTTCGCAACCAGTTGTCGACATAGGGCCGCGCCATCTGCGACAGCGACAGGCCGGCGAACGAATAGGCCGGCTTCAGCATATCCGGCATCTCGCGACCGATGAACGGCAGGATGCGGCTGCGATGGATCTCCTTGCCCATCACCCACCATGTCTGCGGCAGGTAGAAATCCGCCTTCAGCGGGTCATTGGCGTTGAACGCGTGCGGATAGGCCCACATCGGCTCGACCACGCGCAGGCCCTTCAGCCCGCCCCGGATGACCACGCGCGGATCGATCGGCAGCGGCAGCCTGAGCAGATCCTGATCGTCGGTATCGCCGGTATCGATGTAGAGATGCGCGCGACCGAAGAACCCGTCGAGCAACGCAAGCAGGGTGAATTTTTCCTGCAGCTTGTGGAACTTGATCAGTTCCTCAAGTGCCTGGATCTTGTCGGTCTTGTCGTCATTGCCGGTTGCTTGCAGACGAAACCATCTACGAGTCATGTCTTTCGCGATGGTCTCGGAAATGCGGCGATATTCGGTGCGCTGCGACAGCTCCGCCAAATAAGGGAAGCCCGGCCAATACATGCCCTCGGTGATGCGTGAGTAACCCGAGTAGTCCATCGGGTTGTTGAGGCTGTCCAGCGCGAACCCGTCCGGCACCACGCCCGGCAATGGCTTGGCCGGCGCGAACAGCCGGCGTGCATCCTCGGCAGTGGCCGGGCGCGTGGTGTAGAGCTGCAGCGGTATGGCGTCGGTCGGCGCGCCGCCGTTCATCCCCATCAGCGCGTCGTAGAGCGCGCGGGCATCCATCTGCGGCGGCCTGGGCTGGTCTGGTGGTGGCGCCGGCTGCGCGCTGTCGCGCGCCAGCAGCCCCATGAACAGCCCGGTGAGGGTGGTCAGCAGCGACATGGCGACCCCCTCAATGGAAGGGTTGGGTATCCGGCGGCACGTGAACGCCGAGCCGGCGCAATTCGTCTGGGTCAAATCGCATCGGCGGCTGCTGGGCGATGCCGTTGAAGGCACGGCTCGTCGCGTCAGCGTCGTCGTCGTGCGCGCCGAGCGGGAAGTTTTCCAGCTCGGTGAACCAGCGCTCGTTCCAGCGCCCGCGCAGCACCAGGATGTTGCCGACCTCGGCCTGCGCCGAGAACGGCCCGAAGCGGGTGATCTTGTCGCCGGACTCGGGTGAGCTGACGGCGGTGTAGCCGGCCAGCAGCCGCACCAGGGCGGCAACCTGGGCCTTACCCGCCTGTCCCGGGTCCTGCGGCAGGTCGATCGTGCAGTCGAAACCGTCGGCGCTGGCGTAGTTCAGGATGCGCCGCTCGACCTCGGCGGGGGTGCCGCGAAACGCGTCGGCGTGCAGCACGATCCAGTGGCCTTCATGGGTGAAGCCGAGCTTCACGCACGTGGTCCAGTCGGGATCGGAGTAGTCTTCTTGCTCGCTGGCCGCGAGATCCCAGCCGCGCACCAGCTTGGTGCAGACCGGCATGATGTCGACCACCTTGCACCACGAGCGGTTGAAATACAGGCCAGCCGACGGCACGATCTTCCAGTTGCCGTTGAGCAGCCGCTCGCGCTCGACCGCCGGCAGCATCATCAGGTTGCCGACATAGTTCGGATCGGCCCGCGTCAGCGCCGGGTTGTCGGCCAGCTTGGCCGAGATGAACGTCAGGCTCTTGATGGTGTTCTCGTCCTGCCCGGTCGCCACCATCGCCGCGCGCTTGCTGTCGAACCACATCAGCTCGTCGGCGGCGCCGCGCACGAAATACCGCACCACGCCGGAGCGCTCGGGCAGCGGGTAGCCGGTGTCGGGATTGATCCACCACTCGATCAACTTGGCGACCCAGGACGAGGCATCCGCGTTGCAGGTCGCGCGTATATACGGACGTATACCTGAGCGGGAGCGGTTGCGGGAGAACAGATACCAGAACTGGTACTGAGTGAACGTGGTCAGCTCATCGAAGCCGATGAACGCGCACTGCGCGCCGTGCCAGTCGAGCACGGTGGTCTCGTGCTCCAGATGCGCCATCTTGACCATGCCGTATTCCGGCCAGACCCATTCAAAGCGGTGGCTGATCGGGATGGCGTCAGAGAGCGGATAGAGCTTCATCGATTCCGCCCACAGCCCGCCAGGGCGGCGCAGGTCGACGGTCGAGCGGCGGAACACCACGGCGTCGAACCCGGCGACCGTCGAGGCGTAGCGCATCGCCTCCAGCAGCAGCGCGAAGCTCTTGCCCGAGCCGGCGGCGCCGCCATAGATCACCACGTCAGCCGACGCGGCCAGGAAGGTCTCCTGCGGCCCGGGCTGCGGGCGGATGTCGAGGTCGTCATCGTCGTCCAGGGCGGCGCTCATGCCACGTCGGCCTCGCCCTCGATCACCGGCGGCTCAGGCGTCTCTGGGCGGTCCCTGCCGTTCTCCGGCACGTAGAACCGCACCTTGCGCCCCGCCGTGTCGGACGAGGGGGTGGCGAAGGCGGCGGCCTCGGCGGTGGCGTCCTTGGTGTTCAGCCGCCACTCCGGCCCGCCATGCGTCATCAGCCAGTAGCGCGCGGCGTTCATGTTGCCCTTCATCGCCTTGCGCAGCACGGATAGCCCGACGCGGGCGACCATGTGCGCCCGGCCATGGGCGATCTCGGCGGCGTAGTGCCGATCGAGCGTGCGGGTGCCGATGTCGAGCGACAGCGCGATGATGTGGAACGGCACCTGATTGGCCACCAGCATCGCGACGACCTCGCGCTGGCGCGCGGTGGGCACGTATTTCACCTTACGGCTCAGCGCCGGCCTCAGCACCACCGGTGGCGCGCCCGGCCCGTCGTCCGGTTCGTCGTCCGGTTCGTCGTCCGGCGCCAGATTTTCATCCATCGCGGCCTCATAAAATTGTCTTGACATCATCGGTCAAGAGCATTAAATGTTCCTTGCAACCCCAAGGAATATCCCCGTGACCTACCGTGACTCCCTCGACGCCCTCGCCGCCGCGCTGCCTAAGCTGGGCGCGAAGGACGCCGATTTCGCCAACTCGCTGCTGGCGCAGGCGCAGAACCACGCGACCATGCACGGCTACCCACCGCTGTCGGGCAAGCAGTGGTATTGGGTGCGGAAGCTGGCCGAGAAGGCCAACGCCACCGCGCCCGCCGCCACCAACGTGGGCGATTTCAGCGCCGTGATCGAGCTGTTCAAGACCGCCGGGGAGCACCTGAAATACCCCAAGGTCAGGCTGCAGCTTGAGGACGGCTCGCCCGTCGTGCTGTCGGTGGCCGGTCCCGCCGCGAGGCTGCCCGGCACGGTCAACCTGACCGACGGCAAGCCCTACGGCCAGAACACGTGGTTCGGCAGGGTGGACCCCGCCACCGGCGCCTGGGAGCCGTCCAGCAAGGTCGACGCCCAGACCACCACGGCGATCACCGCGCTCCTGGCGAACTTCGCCAAGGACCCCGCCAAGGTCGCCAGCCTCTACGGCCAGTTGGTTGGATCGTGCTGTTTCTGCGGGCTTGAGCTTACCGACGAGAGATCCGTTACGGTCGGTTACGGACCGATTTGTGCAAAAAGGTGGAATCTGCCGTGGGGGGTGAAATGACCGAGGAATGGCGCTCGGTCCCCGGCTTCCCGCACGTTGAGGCGAGCAGCCTGGGCCGCATCAGGTCGGTAACCCACACGGTCGAGGCGAAAGCCTCGGCCTACCGGCCTGCCTATCGTCGCACAATCAACGGGCGCGTGCTCCAACCCTGGCTGAACCACGGTCGATGG